TTAGAAGAAACTGCACTGTTCCTTACGAACTAGTATGTTTAACTGATGATAATACTCCTATAGAGGGTGTAAAATTAATTGTGCAGCCTAATGCAGGTTACGCTAAGGGCTGGTGGCACAAAGTTCATATGTTTGATCCTGAACTACCATTAAGTGGTAGGATACTATATATGGATTTAGATGTTGTAATATGTGGAAATATTGACAAACTTCTTACGGTATCCGGAAACCTTTTTATGGGTATAAGAGATTTTAATCGTAAATTCCATCCTCATTGGAAATATCTAAACAGTTCTGTAATGAGTTGGATACACGGCAGAGAAAGATCTGTATATGATAGTTTCAAACAAAACCCAACAGTTGCACAACGAATGCACGGTGATCAAGACTGGACTTGGAAAAGTGCAGCAAGTAGAATTAAATTTTGGCCTGAACCTTGGATTCAAAGTTATAAATGGGAAATAAGAAGTAGAGAAGAACTACAGGTAATACAAGGAATGCGTCAATTTAAAACTGTCAATAATGATATTGTAGCACCTAAAGATTGTTGTATTGCTGTATTTCATGGCGATCCTAATCCTGCTCATGTTCAAGATAAGTTTGTAGTGGAGAACTGGAAGTGAAACATTTCATATTTGATGTTGATGGCACACTTACACCTAGCAGAGGTGAAATGAATCGAGAATTTCAAAAATGGTTTATAAATTTTCAAGAACATAATTTCACATATCTAGTTACAGGAAGCGACAAGCCTAAAACAATAGAACAAGTAGGCAATTTTGTTTATAATTTTGCACACAGAGTATACAACTGTTCAGGTAGTGATGTTTGGGAACAGGACAACAATGTCTATACCAACGATTGGAAATTACCAAAACTAGCAGAAGAATTTTTATCGCAGTGTTTAAATGAAAGTGAATTTGTTCTAAGAACAGGTTTACATTTTGAACATCGTCCTGGTATGTGTAATTTCAGTGTTGTAGGCAGAAATGCTACAATGGGTGAACGTAAACTATATGTAGAATATGATTTAAAGGTGAATGAACGTGATACGATTGCCCGGTCATTTGAAACTATGTTTCCCGATATAGAAGCAAAAGTTGGCGGAGAGACCGGAATAGATATTTTTCCAAAAGGCAGCGATAAAAGTCAAATACTAAGAGATTTTGATCCTACACACGAAATACATTTTTTTGGTGATGCTATGTATCCGCAAGGAAATGATTATCCATTAAAGAAACAAATCATTGACAAAGACCTAGGACTCTGTTATAATGTTAAAAATTGGGAAGAAACATGGACAATACTAAAAAGCGTATAGGCTTTGCATGCAAATACATGCACCCTGATCAAACTCAGAAGAAAAAACTTCTTGAGGAGATACAGCGTCCTTTAAACACAAGAAGCACAACAGTTGCATGGTTGAATAGGCAAACACGTGAAGTTGCTGAACAACGACTTTGGGATATTATGGTTCACAATATACAATCCTATATGAACCTTATTTGTTATGTTGGAGGTTTACCCGATGAACTTAGAATGGTTAGATTGGGCAGTGATGTCCTTCCTGTATACACTGAGCCTACTTGGTGCTATTTCTGGAAACGTCCTGATGTGGTCAAGTATTGCGAAACTAATTTTGCAAACGTCGGTAAACGTGCAAAGGAACTTGATGTTAGGGTGTCTATGCATCCTGGCCAGTTTACTGTGTTGGCATCTGACAATCCTAATATAGTAGAGAGGAGCATAGAAGAATTTGAATATCACACCAATGTCTTGCGCTGGATGGGTTACGGTCAATCATTTCAAGATGCGAAATGCAATGTGCATATCTCCGGTCGAAAAGGCCCACAAGGGATCATTGATGTATTACCGAGACTCTCGCCAGAAGCACGAAACACAATCACGATCGAAAATGACGAAATGTCCTGGGGCATCGACGCAAGCCTCGAACTTGCAGACCACCTTGCCCTCGTTCTTGACATACACCATCACTGGGTCAATAGTGGAGAATACATTCAACCCACCGACGATAGATTTACTCGCATAATTGATTCGTGGCGCGGCGTTCGACCTGTGATACACTATTCAGTATCACGTGAAGATGTTCTCGTCGATCACGATCCTAATGTAATGCCAGATATGGAGAAGTTACTTGAACAAGGATACAAGAAAGCAAAATTACGTGCTCATAGCGATTTTATGTGGAATAGGCCTGTCAACGATTGGGCTTTGTCTTTTAGAGACTATGCAGATATTATGGTAGAGTCAAAGGCAAAGAATCTTGCAAGTATTGCTCTTTACGAATCTATCTAATATAGTTGTGCCAACTGCTGTGTTTAATTTTTAATTGAAGTAATTCTTTATTTTTTATAAGATCATAGTAGGTAGGTTTGTAAGGCTCCCGCCTAGGCTTAGGGTGTAATTTATCTCCTTTAGCAACATTACAAGGCCCACAAGCAGTTACACAGTTTGACCAAACATTTGTTCCGCCTCGACTGACAGGGACAACGTGATCAACAGTGCATTTATTTCTGTGAGGTAATTGTTCATCGCAGTATTGGCAGGTGAATTGATCTCTCAAAAACAAGTTGTATTTTGAGAATCTTACAGTTGTATTTTTCTTGATATAGTCTTTTACTATTACCACTGCTGGCACTTTAGTTTCCCAACTAGGAGAACTTATAATCCAGTCATCATACCATTCTAAAACGGTTACACGTTCTAATACCAATTGTTTTACTGATTCCTGCCAAGAAATAGTTGATAAAGGCAGTATCGAATAAGGTCTAGCGTCAGCGTTTAATACCAGCGTATCCACTTGTTTTCCCTTTTCTCCGTAGGACAATAATATTTATAATAAATACTATCGATGCTTAAAGAATTGAAAGATTTAATAGTCGAAGCGGAATCAAACCGTGAGACACTTGTTTTAGAAAAACTTCCATATTCGGAAGATGCTCTAGAACCTGTAATGAGCAAAGAAACTGTTGCTCTACACTATGGTGTATTATCTAAAGGCTATGTAGATCGCTATAATAACAAAGAGGGCGATGATGATTTCAATTATGGCGGCGCTGTGTTACATAATATGTATTGGGCAACTCTTCAGTCGCCTAGTTCAGCAAACAGACCACAAGGAGCATCTGCAGAACTCATAGATAAAAAATATGGTTCTTATGAAAAATTCAAATCTGAATTCATTACAAAAGCCAAATCTCTACAAGGAAGTGGGTGGTGTTATATGGATGTTAAAGGAACCATTGGTTTAATTCCAAATCAAGGTTTTAAGAAAAACATGAAAATAGCATTGCCGATAGACATGTGGGAACATTCCTACTTGCTTGACACAAACAAAGACAAGTATCTAGACGGCATTTGGCGTATCATAAATTGGTCAATAGTAAACGATAGATTACAAGGAGAATAATATGTTTAAATGGCTTAAAAATATTTTCGTGCCAACAGAAACTGCTGAGCCTTTAGTGCTTGACAAACCTGTTGTGTGGAAAAAAGCGGAACTAGCAAAAATGACTAAGAAAGATCTAGAACAACTAGGTAGAGAACACGGCATTGAGCTAGACCGAAGATTAACTAAGGCAAAATTAGTTGGTCAAGTCTGGAAAGAAGTAAAACCTAAAAAATAAGGAGATTTACATGTTAGATAAATTTAAAGGTTGGGTAGCAAAACGTTTCACAGAAAGAACATCGTGGGACGGTGCAGCACTTATCGCACTAGGTATTGTTGTTCTAATTGCTAAACCAATAGCAGGCATTCTTGCATATGCAGCAATTGCATACGGTGCTTGGACAATTTATAAGAGTGAATAATGTCTGAAGTAGTCAATCTTACAGATTCGGCTAGAAGGCATATGGAAAGCCTTATTGACAAGCAGGGGCAGCCTATCGTCAGACTACAAGTCAAAGGCGGAGGCTGTGCCGGCTTTCAGTATGAATGGCAAATGTCAGATTCAAAAGAATTAGATGATGAAATTATTAAATTATCAAATGGTGAATTTGCAATAGATTCACAGAGCCTACTTTTTGTAATAGGAACAAAAATAGATTACGTTGAAGAAGTATTTGGCTCATACCTACAGATTAGCAATCCTAATTCTACTTCAAGTTGCGGATGCGGCGAAAGTTTCGCTGTTTAATATTTAGATATATTTAAATTAGACCCAGCAGGTAGATTCCATATCTGCTTATTTTCTACACCTTTTCTTTGTGCAAAACGTTTAGCATCACATTCGTTGCATACATGGAAATAACTGTTGTTTAACCGGGCTCTACTGATTTTTTTAAGATCCCTGGTAAATACAGTATCACAATTATCACAACGGAGTTCAACTACAGTTTTAACACGATTATATGTATGTTTTTTACCAAGTTTACTCTTACGTGTGTATTCAGATATTTCTTTTTTAGTGCCTAAAAACATACATGTATTTACATTAGGCTTACAGAATGAGAAGATAAATATTATGGTAAAAAGGACCTATAGGGGATAAAATGGCAAGAAAAGTTATTGATGTTGGTGCAGTCGGCAATGACGGAACTGGCGATAGTATTAGAGATTCCTTTAGAAAAGTCAACGACAATTTTAGAGAATTATACAGTTCGCTAGGACTAGGAGAAAGATTAACCTTTCTTGGTTTAGATGATACTCCAACAAATTTTGTTGGACAAGAATCAGCAGTATTAGCAGTTAACAACACAACTGATGCACTACAGTTTAAGCAAATTACAGGCGGAACTGGTGTTACAGTAGACACAACATCTAACAATAACCAAATAATAATTGACACTACATTTAGTGAAATATCAGGAGACCCTAGCCCACAACTAGGTGGTAATCTTTCTGTTCAATCTGGTTCAATTAACTACAGAATTCAAGACATGGTTGATCCTATTACTGCTGACGAAGCAGCAAGGAAAGGCTATGTAGATACAAAAATTTCAAAAGCAGGGGTAGATGCAGTAGATCCTGCAACAGGAAATGTGAATGCTGCATTTGGAACCATGAGTGGTCCGCTTATTCTTTCACGTTCGCCTGAGCCAGACGATGACGAGAGATTCGACGGATTAATTGCTGCTACAAAAGCATACGTAGACGGTTCATCTTTTGGTAGTTCTGTTAACCTTTATGTTGCTACTTCTGGTAGTGATGAACGTCCTGGTGTATCAGAAGAATTACAAGGTCGTGCATTAGCATATGCATATAGAACTTTAGAAGCAGCACTTAAAAAAGCAGAAGAAATTGTATTAGAAACTAATGATGATATCGGTCCATACAAGAAAACACTTACATATAATAATGGTAATGATACTGTTACATTAGCATCAATAGGAACTAGTCCAACATCAGGTAACGGCTTTATAGCAACTCCTTTGATGAGCGTGGATACTATATCACTTTCAGGTGTAGGAACTAATTATCTACCAGGAGACATTATTGAGTTATCAGGCGGAACAGGTAGTCCTGCCAGATATGAAGTTTTAACAACATTGGCCACTCCGGGCGGTGTTGCTACGTTTAGACAACTAAGTTCAGGTAATTATACTGCATTACCAGGTTCTTCAAGTGTAACAACGACTTCGACAAGTGCATTTGGTGCTGGGGCCACTTTTGATGTTACCTACAAGGTTAACAATGTAAGCATTACCAATGGTGGAACAGGATACAGTCTTGTA